ACATTGAAACATTGCTTGAGCCAACATACATTTGTGGAAATGTGCCACCTGAGCCATCGGCCGTAGCTCCGTAGTGCATAAGCACACCATTGCTAGAAAGAGGCACAATATGGCCAACATTGCTGCCGCCATTTTTGAAAGTTAATGAGTTTGATGAACCAATAAGACTTACAGAATTTGAACCTGAACTTGTAGTGATGGTTCCACCAACAATAATGCCACTCCCAACACCTACAAGGCCAGTTGAGTTGATTGAAAAACCATTGCTTGCAGTACCAAAGTAACCTGCGGTTGCGTTAATTGTGCCAGTAATGGTTGCACCTGTTGCCGTCAATAATCCGCTGCTATCAATGATTGCATTACCTGCAATGTTGAGTGTTCCACCTGTAATGGTTGAACCAGTAACTGAACCTGAAAATACTGCTGCGCCTGTTGAGGCGCTGATTGAGAAAGTAGCGGTGCCACCTGAATTGTAACCAGCAAGGCCAAGTGAGTTAAGAACAACACGCGCACCGCTAGATGAAGATGAACCTGAATAAACTGTGATGCCGTTGGCTGCAATTGCAGTCATTTGGTTGCTTGCATTAACAATTGTGCTTGCACTTGGTTGCAAAGAACCTATAGCGGCATTGTATGCAGTTGCAGCATTAGCAAGGGCAGTATTGGCGGTGCTTTGCGCAGTGCCTGCAGTAGCAGCAGCAGATGCAGCTTGAGCAGCAGCAGCAGCAACGGCAGCATCAGTTGCTGCTAATTGCTCGGTTGTTGCGGCTAAAACTGGCACAACATTTGTAACTGTAAAATCTGCAGTTAATGAAACTGTGATAGGGGTATTAGTGATTTGTGGACACAATGGCATCTGTTACCCCCTAGATTGTAATTGAGTATGGGTTAATTGCTGAAGTTGTGTAAGACACAAGCCAGTTGTTTTGGGTAATGGTGTGTGCCATTCCTTCAACTACAAGATTCCACTGAATAGTGCGGCCATCATAGGTTGTGCGCAAAACGCTTACCTGATCGGCCAATTCTGTTGCTAAAAAGTCAGGATAAAGCAACCCATAAGTGCCAACCGCCAAAGCATTGAAATCAATGCGCTCAACATAGGTATCAGGTGTTGCATTTTTGCGTGACTCATACAAAGCTAAATTTTGAGCATTTGAATCGGTGGCAACAGGTGCATCAATAACAGTTTTAGCAATTCCATAAGCACTAACACTTGGGTTGTACCGTGATGTGTATTGCTTAGTTGTATTTGTGCGGCTCACAACTGCCTGATTTACTACATAGTAAGTGCCAGGGTTTGTATAAAGTTGGCTATAAGGCACTGTATTGCTTGCCTGATTGTCAGTAAATAGCAACTGAGTTGGGCGGCTGAACTTGTCAGCCAACGGCACCAATGTTGCAACACCTGAGCGTGAGATATAAAAACGGCCAGCAATGGCATCAACTGCCTGATAAATCAGCGCCATACAAGAGCGATTCTGAACTGTTGCCAACATTCCAACTGTTCCAGTAAGGCTGGTTGAACCTGTCCATCCTGCATAGGTCAACATTCTGCCAACGCGTGTGGCTGCGGTTTCGGCAAATTGTGCAGTTGCCAGTGCTGGTGCCTGGGCATCGGCAATGTATGCAATGCCGTCAACAAATGTCATTGTTGAACTAGGCGCTTCACCCTGGTTAACTTTGGTTTCTTCAAGAAAGCCGTAGTAAAGGTAATAAGGTGTTCCACCAATTGTTGCCACAATGCGCATTTGCAAACCATCGCGCAAAATGCTTGAACCTGAAACAACCCACGGGCTACTTGCGCTTGTGTTATCAGGGTCATAATAACCGCTTGTGTTGTTAAAGGTTACAACTGAAATGCCTGCCTGATCGCGCTCACTTTGGCGTGTTCGACCACGGCGAATGTCAATGCGCACAACATCGGTTGTTGTTACTGAAGTCCAAGTTCCGCTTTTGAGAAATTGAACGGCAACTGCAGGTGTGGTTACTCCGTCAAAGGCTGGCATTATCTATCAAACGCTCCAACAGTTCCAAAGCTACGGCGGGTTGTGCGTTCAATGCCGTTCACAATGGATGTTACTAAATCTTCATTGCTTACTACTGTACCTTCAACTTTTACTGCAACATTTACACCGCTATTTGGCTTGTATGCAAGTGAGCCTGAACCACCAATTGCAATGGTTGAGGAACCTGAAAGTCTTGCTTGGCGTGCTAAGTTTTGGCGCACCGCTTCAGCGTTGATCTTATCCTGCAAACTTACAGTTTTTGTTAAAGTTTTATTTGTAACTTTGAGTGAATCAATAAACTTTTGCAAGGCTGCAGTAGTGCTATCAACAGTTGTTGTAATTACTGGTGGTTTGGCACCAAAGTTATTTGGGAAACCTAGCGCTGGCGCAATTCCCTTTGCTGCTCCACTTGAATTTATTTTTGGCAATGGGTTGCCTGTTGATGGCACTGTTTTACCACCTGAGCCACCTGAAGTTGAACTAGGTGCCATTACCCCAATACCTACGGCTGCAATGATTCCTGCAACGGCTGCTGCACCTGCTGCTGCGCTTACTCCACCTGTTGCAAAGGCTGATGCGATTGCTGCCCCTGCTGCGGTAGCGCGAAGTGTTGCCATTGCAGCGGTGACTTGTCCAAGCATAATAATAAAAGCTGAAGCGCGACCAATAGCAAACATTCCAACAATGATTGCTGCCATTGTCTTTACAAGCCCCATATTGTTTGAAACCCAATCGCCAAATGAGATTGAGACTGCAAGCAACTTAACTGCAGCATCTGCAGCGATTTGGAAACTAGCGGCTAACTTGTCTTTATTGAGTGCAATAAATGCTTCAATTCGTGGCAAAACCTGTGTTGAAAGTGTGGTTGCAAACTTTTCAATAACTGGCAAAAGCGCATAACCAAGAGTTTCAAGGATTTCGCCAAAGGCAATTTTTAACCCAGCAAGGCGGTATTCAAGAGTTTGTGAACGCTTAGATGCAGCACCTGATGTTTGCTTATTGACTTCTTCAAGAGCTGCTGCAAAATCTTTAGACTTAATTGTTGCATTGCTCAAGCCTGGCACAAGGGTTTTTAATGCCTTGAACTGGCCACTTGTTGCCTTAATAATTGCGCCAACTGCAGTTCCTAGATCGGCACCTGATGATGCGCTCACATCTAATGCAGTTTGCATCAAACCTTGTGCTGCCGTAATTGAACCCGTGGCTGCGGTTAGTCGAGCCATTGCAGGGCGCAAATCGTCATCTACAACAGAGAATTGCTTTTGTAGGGAAGTTATGTAGCTTTCAACACCGCTAATTGCCTCATTGCTGGCACCTGCAGTATTGCGCAAGGCATTAGCAAGAAGAACCTGAGATTTCTGATCTGCAATTGCAGCCTGAACTGCATCTTTGCCAATTTTAAATGCAAGCGCGGCTGATGCTGCTGCAGCAATTCCAAAGGCGCGTGATGATTTCCTAGCAAATCCATCAATGTTTTTACCAAGTTTTGAAATATCTTTTTGAGCAGCCTTTGAACCTTTATCAGAATATTGGGTGAGGATGCGGGCTACAACTGCGCCAACTGCCATTTGTTATGCTCGCTCTCTGTTCAAATGTTTCTGCAAATCTGCCTTTGCTTGTTCCAAAGCGCGATTTACATTTGCTTCAATCTTGTTTCTATCTTTATCTACAACACGCCATACTACACGCGAAGCCTTACCGAATCTGTTGCCGATTGTGCGCAGGAATTGCCCACTTGAGGATTGAGCAGTCATTGCTTTAGTACCTGATGCTTTTTTGCCAGCAACTTCAAAGATTGCACCTGCTGCAGATTTGTTAAGCAAAGCACCAGCACTTGTTGTGTAATCGCCACGAACTTTACCCTGGGCTTTAGTCTTAGTGATTTTTGATTTGATCTCTCCAGCGTTCCACCCAGGCCAACCTGCACCGCCGCGAGTTTTACCCTTGATGGGGTCAGTTTTACGCCAACCACTCATAGGTGGGTCCTCGCTGATTAAATTTCTTGCATCACGCTCTGCACCTTTAAGTTCAGTATTGATAACTTTATTGAAGCGTTTAACCGCATCTTTATCAAACTCTTTTAGTGCATCCAAAGTTTCTTTGATACCTGTAAGAACAATTACTTCATCCGCCATTGGCTTTAGCTCGTTCCTTCATATATATCGTGATTGCTTCAAGGATTCCTTCGGGAGCATCTAACAAATCACTGATTGGAATACCTGTTTCAACCGCAACGGCTGCAATCGTATAGGTCAGGCTGTTGCGGTGGATTCGAAAGAACTATCACTGTCCAATTCTGCGGAAACGATAGTGTCTAAAAATTCAGGTCCAAAAAGTTTTACTACAACTCCATTAACCTGCATTGCTTTCCAAGCAAGCCAATAAATATATTCTACTTTTTGTTGTTCTCCCAATAATTTTGGCATACCAGCACCAAAGTTTTGTTCAAATGCAACAATGATGCGAGGCGTTAACTTGTAAGAGGCCTCAACACCATCAGTTGTTTTTACCTTAACTGCTAATCCATCCATCTTTTCCCCCTTAGTAGATTATACGATTGCTTTTGTAATAACGCCTGAAATTGGCCAAGTCACGCTTGCAGTTACTAACTCACCAACGGCACCTGATAATGGCTGCCATTCTGAGATCAACGCGTTAAATGTATATTTTGGATTGCTTGCGCTAACTGCTCCGTTAACTGGGCGAATTTCCATTGCTACTGTAGTTCCAACAGTTGTTGTTGCAAGTGATGTGCCATTGATAAGTTCTTCAAGGGCATTGTCTGCAAAATCTTGATTGAACTCAAATGTCACTTGATTATCAAACAATCCACCAACGCGTGTGCGAGCTGATGAGCCGAGGCCTGTAGTTTCAATAACATCTACGCTTGAACTCAATGAGACTGATGTAACATATGTTGAGATATCGTTGCTTGCGTAAAGAACATAAGCATTTGTTAATACTAAGCGTGGCATTTATGCAACCGCCTTTGTGATCGTACCTGAGATTGGCCAAGTTGCAGAAACTGTTGCTAACTCGCCTACTGCACCTGATAGTGGTTGCCATTCTGCAACAACCGCTGAAAATGTATAACTTGGATTTGCAACACCAACTGCTGCAGATGTTGGTTTTACAACTACTGTTGTTGTTGTGCCAACAAGTGAAGAGCCAACCGCATTGATTGATGCTTCAAGCGCTGATGTTGCAAAATCCTGATTAAATTCTAGTGTTACTGAATTATCTGATAAACCAGTAGTGCGAGTGCGAGCGCCACCTGCACCAAACCCAGTTGTATCTAATACATCGTTTGATGTTGATAATGAAACACTTGTGATGTATTGGCTAAGATTAACACCGTTGATAACAACTGATGCGTCTGTTAATACGATACGGGCCATTATTTTGTTTCCTCTACTGTTGCTGGTTTGATTGCTGCTGATTTCTTTATATGTTCGCCTGCAACTAGGGCATCTGCGTTCAGTCCTAGATCAAGCAATTCTTTATCGGTGATTGTTTCGCCTTTTTTCTTCGCCTCAAAATTATCTGAGGTAATTGTGTAGCTCATTTTTCTCCTTATCCCCAAACGGTGAGACGGTATCGGTACGAAAGAAACTCAATATCCCCTGCGGAATAGGTACCCGCTTCGGCTGATGTGACACGCAAAGTGTTGCAAGCCCCACCAAGAGTTAGATCAGATTCAATTGCTGCCTTGATTGAGAAATCCCCGCTACCTGCAAGGTACTTATCAAGTTCGTTTTGGCCTGAACGCTCTGTAAAGCGCTGAACCAAAACAACAACATCTAGGTTTGCCTGGTCTAAACCACGGGCATTGTTCAAATCAAAGGTAAAGTCCAACTGGCCAACAATGGCTGCAGGGGCAACGGGTACTGAAGGCAGTAACTCATACACACGCATACCCTTAATTGCCTCTAGGTTGGCTTTTAAGCCGTTTCTAACGGCACTTGGTAGCATTACTTGGCCAACCCGTTATTCTTGCGTAATGGGCGCAATAAAGCCTCAACATCGGCATCTAGCTTTGCAGCCAAGCGTACTGTTCCTAAGTCCGTATTGCCAGCAATACCAAAAGGTGACTGGTTACGAAGGAACAGGCGGGATGCTTGAATCTTTGCTGCAGTTTTTACCTCATAAGGCACATCTGACCATCCAAAAACACCCTTAACCCGTACTGACTGTGGCAAGTTCCACGGGAAAACATAGGAACCTACTGCCAAAATACGAGACATTGGCCAACCGCGTGAAGGATTGTTGACTGGTTCAAACATTGAATCGTCAGCGGTCCATACAGTGCCGTATGTACGGTCAAAATTATCGTCAGTTGCGATCTCGCTGATGCTCACAAAATCATCAGTTGGCTGAATGTAGTAATCCGTTGGTGTGTAATAGCGGGTTGCTGGCGCACCTACAGTGCCATCCTTGTAAAAGAAACGGCCGCAGTAATCATCAATTTGGCGTGAAGCGGTTGCAATGGCAACTTCAAGGGCTGCGTTGTCCATTGAATCTTCAAGGTTGAGTGCAGCTTTTACATCGTTGAGTGTCGTGTAACCGTTAGTTATCGCCATTTTATCTCTTTTCCGCTTTTATTAGCATTGCGCGTTCTAATTGAGGAACGGCGGTAGTCGTTTCCTTTGCCCCCTTTTTGATATTACATAAACCGTGTGCTGGTCGTACATTTTCAAGAGTATCTGCGCCACCATTTGCAATTGCAATTAGATGGTCAATATGAAGACCATTTTCCCAACCATTTTTGCCAGTTAATCTAGGAGCAGATAAATCAATTTCAATATTACATATATGGCATTTTGTTCCATACATTTGCAAAACCTGTTCTTTTGTATATGGCTCAAATCCGTTGTTTAATTTACTGGCTCTGCGCTTGTTTTTGCTTTTTATTGAATAATTACGAACTTTTTCCCTATTGGAATTGTTCCATATTTTTCTATTTTCAACGGCTTTATCTAAATTATTTTGGTACCATTTTTTAGAAGCAAAATTTACTGAATCTTTATTTTTTTCATAATATGTTTTTTTACTTAATAAAACTTTTTTATGGTTTTTTTGAACATATTTTTTTTGCATTTCATTACAACATTTTTTGCATTGAGACTTAAAAGAATTTCTTTTTTTAGCAAAAAATTCAGATGTGGTAGGAAACGACTCAAGGCACTTAGTGCATTGTTTCATCGTTTCTCCAAAGGTCGTGTTGCCGCTCATCTAGCCAATAAGACTTCGAATGAGGCAGTATAGCACCCGTGTGAACATAGATTGGGAATCCCAGCGATCTAACTCTACGGCACCAAGTCAAATCTTCCCCTACCCACTCACCGTTGTAAGGGTAATCAATAAACCAACACCAGTCTGTTCCTTGATGCTCGTCTGCGTTGTCACGCATTGACTCAAGCACGCTGCGGTGAACTAATAAACAACCAGTGCCTGCAGCATCTACTTGGAAAACTGAATCTTTATCGTACTTGTTAAGCGGCAAAAAGCCTTCAGGGGCATCTTGAAAAATTGTTGGCACTGGTTGCGGGTACGGAAAACCTGTTTCAAAGCTAGCGAACACCAAACCTGCCACAATTGGGCGATCTTTATCGTGTGCGGCTTCAACTAACTTATCAAATGCCGCTACTGGCAACTGCTCATCTGAATCCATCATTAGCAACCAATCAGATTTGGTTTCTAAAAATTGTTTTACCAAACGATTGCGTTGCTTTGAAAGTAACCCTGAACCTTTAACTCTGACAAATGGCCCAAGTCGTGATGATCGTGACTGAGCAAGTTGAATCAAACTAAATGCAAACCCGCCATTGACGGTGCCTGGGTCGCAGGTACCAATTGAAACTTTATGCGCTGACTTCATAGATTCCCCCGAATCATTTAAGAAGTAAGAGGCGGGCTAATCGGGGGAAATTAACCCGCCTCTTACAATTGTTTAACTTTCGATTAGAAAGTTGGAGCTACCAAACCAGTGCCTGAAATAATTGAGGCTGCTAGTGGGTAACGCTCTGCAGAGAAAGCACCAAATCCATAAACAACAGACTTGATTGTGAGTGATGAAGCACCAGTTGCATCAAATGACAATGCGAATGGTGAACCTGGCTGCTCCCAAAGGTGCATTTCAGGTGCTGCTACGCAGTAGATTTCATCCTGGTTTGTTGCTGCGCCGTATGTTGTTCCAACATTTGCATCAGCAATGATTGGCAAGCCAAGCATTTGGTAACCAGTGTTTGCGTATTGTGCTGCTCCAGCGCCTACACCTGATGCATTCATTGGTCCGTTAGCAGTTGGAACTACTAGTGGACGGCCTGTTGTATCAACTGCTGCAAGCAAAAATGCTAGGCGGCGTGGGTGCATAATCCAGTGTGTTGGTGTCTGGAAAACATTTGACTGAATCTTTTGAATTGCATCAGCCAACTTTGGATATAGAAGTGCAACTGTTGGTGTTGTTGCAGTAAATGTTACTGCGTTTCCACCTGAGTTACGGATTCCCTTGAACTGGCCATTTGAGCCTGTTCCGTTTAGAACCTGAGCATCAACTGTTGTGTGCCATGAACGAATGAGATCAGCAACAACGAATGAATCAATGCCTGTTCCACGCTCAATTGCTTGGCGTGATAGGTCCTGCTGACCTGCGATTGTGCGTACAGGAATTGACAGTAGTGTGTCATCAGCATCTGTATTTGATACTGAAGTGTTCTGTGTTTCCTGAACTGCGGTTGATGTACCAGTTGTCATGCGAGAAATCTCTAGTGACATACCAGCATTAGGTAGTGTGTGCTTTGCAGTTGCAAAGTCTGCAGTTGGACGGCCTGCGCGTGCAAATGGTGCAGCAAGGTCAACTAGGTACTGAGGAACAACTAAGCCTGCGAAGTTTGATGTATCTACTGCGCGGCGCTCAATTGATTCTTCCTTTGTGTGGCGTGCTAGGCGCTCTTGCGCTGCATAGTCACCACGAACCTGTGCGTTGAAAACATCCTTTACGAATGAAACTTCAGCTTCAGGGTTGTATGTGCGTGCTTCGCGAGTAACAACTGCTCCGCCCACCTTTGGTGTGATTACTGCTGCAACTGATGAGCGCATTTCTGCAACCTTTGCATCTGCTGCTGCCTGTGTTGTGAACTTTTCAATCTTTGCATCTAGTGCGCGTGCTTCTTCAACGAGAGCATCAACCTTTTCGGTTTCCTCTGCAGTAAGGTCGGTGCGAGATTCTGCGGCTACTGCCTCAAGAACTGCATCCATTTCTGCCTTAACTGCATCACGGCGCTCAAGAGCAACATCAACATATGACTTTGACATTTTTCTCCAATGAGTGTTTGTAATTGTTTTGAGGTGGTGGCAATGCTCTCCACGGCGCTTTTAGGGTGTGGGATTTGCTCCGACTTCGCTCTGCTACTTTTGTAGCAGAAACTTATTTTGTGTTGTTAATAATTGCTTGAGCAAGGCGCAGGGAAATTGAACGACCTGCAGTTGCTGGAACCGCTGGGTCTGCAGGCATTAGTTCAATTTCGGGTTCTTCAACCTCAACAGTTGGGGTAAGTGTGTTAAGCCCTAGCAATACTTCAAGCATTGTTTTGCCTTCTTCAAGGCTATCGTAAGACTCTGAAACCTTTTCAAGAATTGAATTGATAACAAGAGTTGATTCGCCATCTAGTGCGCGACCTTCTTTGAGAGCATCCATTGCATTTTGCAATGCTTCGCGTGCTTCAACTGTTGTTGTTGGGTAGGCAGGGTAAGTAACCACTGAAACATCTCCATCTGCTAGTGAAACTTCAGTTAGGGTGCGAGTTGAGCGATCTTCGCTCCACTTTTGACGAATGACACGGAAAGCAAAACTCATTTGGTCAACATCTCCGCGCTCAACTAACTTGTAAAGGTCGCGACCTTCGCTTGTATCTGCAATAATTGCATCCATAAACAAACCACGATCATCTTCACTAAGGGTTAGTGTGCCGTTCTTTGTGCGAGCTAGTGGCAAACCTTCATGGTTGATAAGCAAACGCACATCAGGTGTTTCGCTCAAGGTCTTACGAAAAGCACCTGGGGCGATTGTCTCTTTGAATGGTAGTGGAACGCTTGCATCATTAAACACTGCAGCATATCCACGCAAACGCATTGTGCCATCTTCGGCTTGGCGTGCTTCAACATCTTGAACCGTAAATGTACGGCGCTCTATTTCTTTCACTTTGCTCCTTGAGTTGGCTTCAGCATCTAGTGCATCAATCTTGCGTTGCGCCCAGTTTTGCGCTCTATCACTGAAATCGGAATCTCCACCCCATAACAACCAAGCAACTAAACCTGCGCCTGGGTATTGGGCATCTGATGGATTGCTATTTTTGGGTGCTTGCCCATCAACTTTATGGCGGGCAAACCACGGTGCCATTTTTCTAACTTTGTTTTCAGATATGTTTCCTGCAGCCATCTCGCGTGCTTCACGCTTTGTGCCTTCGGTTAACCCATCTCCCCCAAAACCTTCATCGAGGTACTTCAACCCGCGCTTTGCATTGTCGCGGATAAAACTAGGAACGCTCAAATCAACTGCTCTTACTTCACCGCCTGGTTGCATATCTTCAGAAAGTGAAACTGCAACCATTTGATCTACTGCATCTTGCTTGGTTGTATGGCAACCAATTGTTGTATAAGAGCCATCTGATTCTTCTTTAACTGTTGCCCAACCTGCACAATCTGATTGTTTATCAGAAATGAAGTATGGCATTACTTAACCTCATATGCTGCTGCTGGATCGGCTGGGTCAATTGTTGATATCTGTTGCAATTGGCTAGATGGAACGCCAGTATGCTTCATATCAGGCAAACCAACTGCCTTTGTAACCGCTGCTGGGTCAAAGCCAACCTGAATCAATGCTGCAGCAATTTCGGTGCGTAACTTGAGGCCAACATCCTTAGCATCTGAAGCATCAATGTTTTGCAATGGAACGCGGTATTGGTCACCATCTGCAATTGGTGACATATCTTCGTAGGCATGAACATCGTTGAGTGAAAGGAATCCTTCACGCAAGCCCTTTGTGTAGGCATCGTAACGCTCATTTGTTGTGCCGCGTAGCAGTGCATCAAGGTTAAAACGAATGAATCCGTCAGATTCAGGTAGCAATGTTGATAATGACTGCTCGATTCGCTCCAAGATTGGGCGTAATGAATACTGAACGAATGAAAGATTTTGTGCTTCAACTGATGCAAATGACATTGCACCCGCAACTGGATGGCCAAGAAGCGCCAATGGGATGCGGTAAATGCGAGCAATTTCTTCAACTGAGAAACGGCGTGTATCTAACAACTGCGCATCTTGTGCGTTAATTGTTAATGGCTTGAAAGCTGCACCGCCTGAAAGAATACCGATCTTGCCAGCGCGATATGGGCCAGTGTGGGTTAAGTTCCAATCTCGGCCAATGTCTGCTGCCTGTTCTTCAGTTAACTCACCTGGCACTTCAATGACACCGCCAGGGTTGGCAGCGTTGCCAAAGTAAGAAGCGGCATAAACATCGGCTGCCATTGCTGAACCAAGTGTTGTACGGCAGGCAGCAATTGGTGAGAGTCCGTAGAATTCACCAGGTAAGCGGAAATCAGGAATGTGCAAAAGTTCTTTATCTGTCAGGCGCTGCTCATAAACGCCTTGTGAGTCTTTAATCTTTACATAATAAACAAGCGGTTCACCTGGGGCTAGGCGCTCAATGCGAATGTTACGAGGATTCAAAACATAGAGTTCTTGAACATCGCCCATATCGTCACGCACTGTGAGGATGTAAGCGTTGCCATCTAACTTGAACGAGGTAACAATCTGCTCATAAAACTCAAGGCGTGTTGTTTCAGGGTTAGGGCGTGCAACCCAGGCAGGCTGATCGCCATACACGGTTGAGTAGGAAAGGCGATTGCGACCACGGCGCACATAAGCGCCAACTGGTAATGATGAAATTGTGTCTGACAATAGGCGCACGCAAGAATAAACTGTTGACATACGGATTGCAGTTTCAGAATCAACAACCACACCAGCGTTGGTTGCAAATGCTGGACGGCCTGGAATCAATGGTTCAATATATTGATTATTCATTGAACGCTTATTGCCTGAACCCGCCAAACGCTTTGATAAACTCATTAGTTAGCCTTTTCTGTAACCCATACTAGAAACACACCTGCAACAACTAGAGCTAATGGAACTGAAACCATTGCTAAACCCGTGGTTGCAAGTGACACACCCACGACCTCAACAACAATTGAAAAATCAATCTTCTTCATTTTGCTCCCTATACCTGAATTGAAAAGAATCGTGCAACTGGTGCTGGTGGTTCGGCTGGTTGAGTAGCGCGATCATAGCCAAAGATTGATGCAACTGCGGCATCCACCTTGCGGCGGCTACTTGCTTTTGCAACCATCACACCACGACTAGATTGTTTTGTTACGCAGTTTGCAATGTGGCGTGCAAGTCGTTCATCTCCATCGTGAGTGAATGATTGATTCACAACGGCTTCGTAGAACTTTTGTGTTGCGGGTACCATATTTGCAGCACTGTTGGGGTAACTAACAACTGGCAAGCCTTCTTCATCAAGAACCATAAAAGTTCGCTGCCATCTTGCTGGGTCGAATACGATTTCTTTGACATTGAATCGTTCATCTCTGAATGTGCTAACAATTGTTTCTTCGACCTCTGCAACTGGGATATGCCAACCTTGTTCAGCATCATCGGGTCGTTCCCATAATCCAACAACCATCAAGTGAGGCTTTTCGCCACCGAGTAACCACATCACTAGCGCGGTTGAGTCGTTTGAAAACGCACCATCAAAGGCAAGGATTACATCTTCGCCAGGTTCAGGAAATCTATCGGTGTCCTTGAGCGCTTCCCAAGCACCAGTTGGCAACCATGCAACTGAAGTATTTACAAAACAGTTTAGGCGCTTGGTACGAAATTCAGCTTCAGGTGTGCGCAACACGGCGCTCTGCATTTCCTCTTTGTCAACGATATCGTTAAATCCTGGGTTGGCTTCAAGCCAAAGTGATTCGTCACGGTGATCGGCTTCAGGTTGAGTTGGTTCCCACCACGAAAAGAAAAATGATGGGTCTTTAGTTTCGCCCTTAACAATCTTTTGTCCGTACTGATAAAGCGAGTAACAAAGAGAATCTTGGCCGTTGCTTTGTGTCTTAACACCTGCCGTTGTGAT